AAACTCTTTTATTTAAACTAATTATTGCTTTTTTATTTTTTATTTTAGATTTTTGAAGAGATACTTTTATCTTAGATAACTTATCATTTTTTAAATCTTGCTTTGTATATAAATTAGATGTATTATCTTTAAACTTAGGTTTAAGTCTTATATTTTTAGATTTAGTATTCGTTTTCTAACTACTTTAAAGTGTTAATTATTATCATATACTGTTGTTCCTTCTTTATTTGTGTGTTTAAATAACACTCTATAATTTCTTTCAGGTTGTAAACCTTTCATATATAATTTAAAATACATTCCTTCTGAATCAGCACTTAATTTAGTAAATGTATTATCAAAAGGTATAACTTCTTCTTCTGTATGTGCATCTCTTACACTATAAAAAGATGATGTAGTAAAATATCCTGCATCTAAATAATTTGAAGTATTAGTAAATTGTCTTGTTGGATATTTATCTCTTACATGAATCCTAAAAAATCCTTCATCATTTTGGTTATATTCTTCTTTATTTCTATATAATGAAACATTTAAATCACCACTGTTTTTAGCAGATGATTGATAAGAATGTGTACTATCATCCCATTTAAAAATTAATCTTGGTGGATAAATAGTGTGAGTATCAACTGAAAAATATTGCATTTCACCAAAACTACCTGATGTATTTATTTCAACAGAATCTGGTTGCTTAATTAAAAATCCTTCATTAGCTATACCTGTTGGGTAAGTATTATTAGCAAATAAACTTGAAGAATATTTTTGTACTATTGTAGTTACATTTAAGTTTGTATCTAAATTTTCACTACGTAAAAATTGTTGAGAGCTTTTAAATGCACTACCTGTATACCATACTCCACCTCCTTCTGTAATTCCTACTGCATTTATTGAGCCTGTTGTAGCAGCCGCAAAGCTTGATGTTGTCCATTCTGTTTTAGAAGTATCATTATCTCTATAAGTCCAACTTGCTCCATTTGATGTTAGAGGTAAATTTGAGTATCTACCTGTTCCTTCATCAAATGATTGAGATAATGCAAATAATTCTAAATTTAAAGTAGATGTTAAATTTTTATGTCTTGATGATTGTAGTTGTAAACATACTTCTGAAGTTCCATTATTAAAAATAGTAGATCCTATTTTATCTGTGATTGTAGATTTAATGTCTTCATTTTTAAATTTAATTAAAATTCTTGAAGGATAATATCTTTGATCTGAACTTCCTTTTTCTTTTACAATTTCAAGAATTTCATCATTACCAGTATTCATTTTAGTTCTGTCTGGGTGACTATATATTGTAGCGTCTTTTTCGGGAAAAATAAAATAATATGCCATATTAGTATGTTGTTACACGTCCTTTAATGTCAGTGTTTAGGTTTTTAATTTCAAAAATACTTGGATCTAAAGCAGGATAAATAACTCCTTTCCTTGTAGCTCCTTTAAAATCGTATTTGTATTGTGAATAACCTAAAGCTGTTCCGCTTTTATTTTCAAATGTTAATCTTTCTAATGATTGTACTCCTGTTACTGATGAAATTATATTAGATACTTCCGATTCAATAATAGGTTGATTTATTTGCCATTTATCTACATTAAAATAATCTTGTAATTCAGCTATACAATCTAATAATATTTCATTATTATTATAGTTTTTAAATACTGTTATTTCAAAATCAAGGGCAAAATTAATTATAAATGCATTTTTAATATTAATTGCATCTGTTAACATTCTATATTGTTCAAGATATGTTTGTAAATTTGTTTTTGTAGCTGTATTAAGATTTGTTAATTTTTTATTATTATTATATCCTAAAGTATATAAATTTAAAGCTAAAGGATTACGAATTCTATTAAATTCATTTGATAATGGTGAAATTTGATCATCTTGAACTATATAAGCTTTAGCTACTCTACCAAATTTAGATGGCATACTTAAAGTTCTTACTATATAATCTTCTTTAGTTACTGTTCTATTTTGGGTAGCAAATTGAGCCATTGTATTTTCTCTAATTTCTTCTATTGAATCACCATCACCACCTCCTTTAGCTGCTTCTGGATTATTTACAGCTATTGATGTTTTTACAAAATTAAGTAAAGAACCATTTAAATTAGGATTATTAGAAGAAAATATTGTGTCTGTTTCTGTGATTGTATTTGCATTTACATTTGAATTTATTCCCCCACCTATTACATATTTTACAGTAAGTGTTGTATTAGATGGTACTTGACCATACGCTTTAGTCATTAAAAAATTAGAAGGATCATAAGCTGTATCTAATTTGCTTCTACCATCTTTAATTCCTAATCCTATATTATCAGGGTTAGGTATTATTTGTTCATCAGCTTTATCACTATTTCCTGCTCCAAACTGAATTTCAAGTTGATTATTTGCTTTAAATCTTGAAACAAATCTTCTTGATGATTTTTTTATTTTAAGTAAATAAGGTGTTTGATTATTAAATCCTAATAATTCAGGATCATTAGTTCCTAAATTTTCTTGTTCTTCAAAAATTAAATCTTGAGCTAAATAAGGTACTTCATAATATTCATTCCCATCAGCATCTTTTATAGATTCTATTGATATAATATTAGTGTCAAATAAAGTAAATGTTTTAAAAGCTTCTGCTGCTCCACATGTAAATGTTTGTTCTTTAGTTTGACCTGATATAGCTTTTGTTTTTTTCTTTAAAAGATAATATTGTGGATTATTTGAACTATCATATTGGTATATATTAATTTCTGTTGGGTCAAAGCTTGAAGATACTTTAAAATCTACTTCATTATTAATATAAAAAGTAGGGCCTTCAGTAGAAGTAAAAGTTGAATTTGGATTAATTTGTAAACAATAATCAAAATCGGGACTATAATTTCCACTAGCTCCTGTTGATGGTAGTAATTGAAATATTTCTAAATCAACATTTGATGCATCCACTATTTTAGGTTTATATCCCATAGCATATGCTAAGTTAAATAAATTTTCTTTTTCTTTAGCTAACAGTAAAAAAGATTCTTGTAATTGTGTGTCTGTATAATATGATAAAACATCTCCTACATAAGCTGCCATTTCCATAAACATCATACCTGGATTACCTTCACTAAAATCATTAAAATTATTAGGAAAATATACTTCAGCAAAGTCCATTAATTGGTCTTTAAAAGAGTTATAATCTTTACTTAGATATTTTATATCTTTGTCTTGTGTTTTATTTGATACTTTTGAGTAAGCCATTTTAACTATAATTTATTTGTATTGAGTCTTCTGATTCATCTAATGTAATAGAATAAGATATTGAAATAGAAACTTTATATTGATCTATTTCTGTAGTTAAAGAAATATCTGTTATTACTATTTCAGGAATCCAAAATGCTAATTGACTATTTATATTTTCTTGTAGTGTTATTTCATCTATACTATTTTCAAATAATTGTCCTTTTAAACCAACTCCATAAGTAGGGTGATTAATTCTTTCACCTGGTACTGTTAGTAGTAAATTTAAAAAGTTTGCTTTTAATTGTTCTCTAGTTGTTTGTGTACCAGATGTCATATTTATATCATTCAAAGGAAAAGCTATCCCAATCCTAGCATTATTGTTAAGATCTAATGGATTTATTCTTTTTGTATTTTGAATTAATGGCATTTATTATCTTCCTTTTTTCTTTTCTATTGCTTTCATTAAACCACTATAATCTCTTGTCATTGCATTTGCTACTGAATCAGGTATACCTGCTGTATCCATTGGTAGTGGGGCCCCAGATGAAAATGGTTGAGATAAGCTTACAGGAGAATTTCCAGATTCCATATTTGTATCACCCATTGCTGTTTCATTTAATAAATCATTTAATGCACTGTTAGATGTATAATTTTGTGTTGGGCGTTGTTTTATAGGTGCATTACCCATTATTTTTTCTTTTAAGGTATTTTTAGTTGATTTAGGAACTTCAACTATTTTTTCAGTGTGTTCTACTATTGTTGGTTTTAATTCATCACGTAAATCTTCTTTAAGTGATTTAATTTCTCTGCGTAACGCATAATCGATTTCT